NCCCTGGCCTCCTCGACGGAATATCCGACCGGTTCCCACCTTTGCTTCCCACCAGGGACCCGGTAGACGATCCAATATCTGACCTTCTTGGATCGTTTCAACCGGTCAAGATCTTCACCACAGAGACACCGCCGATTCCTTACTGATTGCCTTTTGTGGCATGAACATTCAGCTAAGATTGCCATGGTTAATCCCTCCTTTCTGTGAATAGTGTTCCCACTTTTGTTTTTGGCGGGGGATCAGTTTTAGCAGGATTCCAAAACTTAATTCCTTGGTCCTTGGCCGCATTTATCATTTTCTTGTCACTGGTTACCAAAACAGGCGCAGACTTGCTTCTATTTAATTCTGCATAAATTCCTTCTTTAAGGGTTACTAATTGCATAGCATCAGAGAAGTCAAACCGCCATCTTTTCATAAGGCTCTCAGCCTCATGAAACGACTCCACATGACGGCGTTCCACTTGCTTTTCAATTTCGATACTCCGATCCAACCAATCTTGAAAGTCATGAAGTCTCTTTAGGTATTCATTGGGATCCTTAAATTTCTTTTTTAGAACACCGTAGGTCTCAGCGACACAAATCCAGGTCGTTCTGATCCACGTTTCACGACCACAAATCTCCCTCATCCGATCAGAACCTGCTTCGTTTTTCACAAGTTTCAGCATTACTGAGGCATCAAGGAAATAAGCGAATAAATACTCCATGATGTATTCCTCATTATAGGTTTTAGGATCGGCTACTTCTTTTCCGTCATTGATAATTTTGGCCTATCCTCAAGCTCAATGGCATCCCGCCTTTGCATCCACCAAAGCAATCACAATAGTTTTGCCAAATCTTTTAAGGAATCAATGTCAACGTAACTTAGATCAAGTTTAAGATGTTTCTGAGACCAAGCCTTAAGTTTGTCGAGAAAATCAATTTTTTTCTTTAATAAGTAAGAAGGTGGTTCCTTAAAATGAACAGAATATATTACAGCAGACCAAGGCACTCTCATTGCTAATTCTTGAATACTGGACCTTAGATATTTTGAATCGAAAAAAGGACCAATTTTCGCCTCCCCTTTTGGTGCTACTAGCTTAAAGCCAGAGTATGTAGGATGAACAGCATATTCGGACATTATTTTATATATCCTAGCGCGTTCTTTTTCTTTGAACTTATCTCGATTATCCAGTGCTTTTCTTATAACCCGTGGACTAAATTTTTCCAGTCTTTCCTTATCACTACTTTTTTTCCACTCCGAAATCTTAGATAAATTAATGCAAAAATAATCCAAGAGAAATCCTGTTTCTAATATATCTCGAAGCAATATAAATGAGCACTGGTAATACCCTGCTAACAAGAGCTTAAGACATGACACCATCGAATTGAATAGTCTGATACCGATGAATTGAATGGTTAACTCATCATCTGTTTGAGGCTTATATTCAATGCTGAAATTGAATGTCATATCCAAAGAAGCATAGACTATTTCCAAATGGTCTCTTAACTCGGAGTCGGCATTTATATGAAGTATAGATTTTGTGCGATTTTCTTTTTCCTGTTTATGGAGAGATTCCAGCTTTTCTGGTAGCCATGGTAGAATTAAATCAATTTTATCATCCATCTCAAACCTCTTTTCCCAATCAGCGGGTCCGCCGATCCCAATGTTACTTAGGCAATTTTTTCCAACTAATATTTCCGTAATCCAAACCCGCAACCTTCAGAGCATTCTCCCAACTTCCAAAGTACATCGTTCCAGCAACACATAACTTATCCTCCCCGATCTTTTTTAACCCTGAATAACTAAGATCAGCTCCACTTTTGGATAGAGATATTATCTTCAGGATGATTCTTTCTTTGCTCCAACGCTCTTTTCTTCTTATCTTAGAATAGTCAAAACCTGCTGATGTAAGAGCCGCTTCCCAACTTCCGAAATATCTCCTAGCAGATGATAAGAGGGCAGTGTCGAATTGTTTGATATCTGAAAATACCAGACTTTGACCGGTTCTGTGGAATAATTTGATCCTCTCTAGAATAGCTTCCTTCGTCCAAGTTGGTGTTTTAGTCGGCTTCCTAAACTCTTCTGGTTTTATACCCGCAGCTTTTAGAGCCTTGGGCCAACTCCCAAACAGTTTTCTTCCGGCGTGGTAGATGTCCGATCTATTGTTGTTCCTCAATCCACTATAGCTAAGGTCTGCCCCACTCTTATATAAGGCCTTTATTTCTTCTAATGTATTATCTCTCTCATATTTGGGGATTTTTTTCCAAATTTTAGAATAGTCTAAACCAGCCGCTGTAAGTGCTTCTTCCCATCCCTCGAAGTATTTACATGCTGACCGATAGAGTCGGCTATTCGATTTTTGAATGGATGACGTCGAAAGAGACTTTCCCTTTTTGTTCAATGACAAAATGCTATGTATTATTTTTTCCTTCGACCACTTTCGTGACATGGTCTCAAGATCATACGGATACAAATCGTATTGATCCTTGACTATTCTGAGTTTGTGCCTTATTTCCCTAATCTCGGCATCGTTTGAATCCAAAATTGGGAAGTATTCAAAAATGTTCGTGAATGTGACGTTTCCATTTTTCCATTTCCTTTTATTCCCAGACAGGTATAAAATCAAGAGTTTATCGGTATATTTTAGATATTTCTCTATTGATTTCTCTATCCCAGATGAGAAACTATTGAGCTTTACGTCAACCCAAAGATCCTTGTTAATTTCCAGGAAATCCGGAACGCAACTTTCTTCACCAAAGGCTAAATATGGTTTTTCCCTGATTTTGATACCAGACTTCTTATACAGGACTTTAACTGCATCTTGCACAATTATTCCCTTATATGAGGCCACTTTCCGATCTTCCCTTATCTTCTCGTATTCCAAACCCGATTCTTCTATTGCCATTTCCCAACTTCCATAGTGTTTGATAGCCGCTTTGAATAAACTAAGGTATTTATCTCTCACGTAGGCCGCATTTAAATCTGCACCCTCTCGTTGTAACGAGCGAATCGTCTTCCTTATTTTCTTTTTGGTCCAAGATTTCAAACCCTTATATTTTCTGTAACATTCTATGGAGCAGAAGGTATAATCTTCTGAGGGACGTACGAAAAATGTCTTTTTACAAAACAAGCATTGTTTATAGATTCTCTTTCTTCTCTGCCACTCAGTTTGACATTTAACAGAACAGGTTTTGCTCAGATCTTCCAATGAAGGTTTTACAGAAAAGCGTTTCCCACATATCAAGCAATTCTTTTTAATTCTTTTATTCTTAGCTATTTCTCTCCTGAAGTCCTTCCAACAGGTATTTGAACAGAATTTTTTGTTTTTTGATACACTAAATTCTTTTCCACATACCAAGCAATTTTCTGATATTCGGTTGGTCTTACTTTTCTCTTTTTTGAAATTCCAATAACAAGTATTTGAACAGAATCTCCTATTTTTTGCTAGACTTTGGGGGATCTGAAAAGATGTGTTGCACTGTTGACATATCAATTCTACTTCAGTTTTTCTGCGGTTAACTGTCACAATTTCCTCGATTTTTCCGGCTTCAACCAAGGCATCATAGTACATTCTCCTCAATGAGGTTATTGTCTTAATCCCCAAATCTTCCCGAATCGTCTTGGCGGGGACGCCTTTTTCAACCATTTCAATTATTTTCTGAAATTCAGCCTTCATATCTTTTTCTAACAAAAAGACCGGTCATCCAAGATAACATAACGAGTTGGACTCCCGGCCTAGTCTGCCGTTACCAAGAGAATTTCAAGTTCCAGTTCTTTTATTTTATTACTATCCTTCTGGGGGAAAGTCAAACTTTGTTTTGGGTCATAAGGGTTAAAGCGTTCTAGCTCAGTCATTTCCCATTTTATTCCTCTAAAGAAAAAACCCCAAGACTCTCCACGGCGTAGGCTGCCGCCTCTGGGTGTCACCACACAGAGTATCTTGGGGTATTTGGATTCTTTCATGGCCTACCTTTTGGAGATCGATCTTTTGTAAGATATCTTACTATCTTTCAAAAGCCTTGTCAAGCATTTTTTCTTGCTATCTTTCAAAAAAACATTTAGAATTTTACCTTATGGGAGAGAGAAAAGTATTTTCAACCAGACTAGATCAAGATATTATCAAGAAACTTAAGCATCTGGCCGTGGACCGAAACAGCTCTTTAAATGATCTCCTTGAGGAAGCAATCCAGGATCTCCTTAAGAAATATAAAAAAGTATCCTCCAAGAAATAAGCCTCATTCACTCTCGTGTCCCGATAGCTGGCGGAGTTCATAGCCTGCCTTTCGGAGTGCCGAAGTCAAGCCCTTAAATCCATTAATCTGTTCCTTCCGTTTTTGATTCCAGAATCGGTCCTTGCAACGCCTCGAACAGTAAGAGGTCTGTTTCCCGGTGAGTTCGTTTCCGCAGAATAGGCAAGGGGGCATAGATTATCTCCTCAAAATGGCTAGGAGTAGGTGTACACCGCAAATAAGATGAGATAAACGCTTCTTTGAAGGATCTCCTACCATGAAATAAAAGGTCTCGGCCTGGGGCAAATATGAAAGCCTAGTAAGTCAGGGGATCATAGTCGGGAGCATCGACTGCAAACTTCTGGACCTTTCCAGTAAACGGAGAAGGCTTGTAAATTTCAAGGGCTGCCAGGGCATAGCCTAGAGCTGCTATCTCAGGCCATTCCTTAACATCCCCGGTTGCGTCCTGGGGATTAAGACTCTGGAAAGCTGTGGCAATCTCGCTACCTTCCCCAAAGAAGAGCGTTTTTTCAACCCCGTGCTTTGTCCTAGCGTCTATAAGCTGCAAATAGGCGCGGAGATTATTAGGTTGATCCGAAAGGGGAGGATAGTCAATCCCAATGCTGGCAATCCGTTTTTCGTCCATTTCCCTGTTGTGCTGGCGAACAAGAAAGGCCGTTGTCTCGTCACTGAGATCCCCGTAATTCCGCTCGACTAAGTAGGTCTTATCAACTTCGCGCAATCGAATCAAAAGCCTGTGAATCAATGAATCGCTTTGTTCGTTAAGAATCCTGAAAGTCGTCTTTCCGCTCGGCGGATTTGAAACATCATCCTCAGCGAGAACGACAATCCATCCTAGCTTATCTTTATAAGGCCATGAGATCCCGGCAGCTATCCTGGCGAAATATCTTTTTGTCTCATCGTCAAACCAATACAGCTCTCCGGCTGCATTTCGCTTTTTTTCGATCATATTTGGTCACTCCTTTTTCTTTTTAAGATAAATCGGAGTCTCCAAAATAAGACTCCCTTATTGCTTGACGGCACATGGCCTCGTATGAAAATGAATGTCTAAAATGGTCAGCAGCTCCGAGCCGAACATAAACGTACCGTTTAGAGCCAGTTTCCTCGTCCTCTTCGAGTTTTTTCGCCACATTGTGAAGATGCCTAGCGAATTCCTGAACGATTTCACATTCTCTAGGGAGGATGATCTGGCCGGCCAGGATCTCATTGTGAGAGGCATCAAGCGATTCTGTGCGATTGCATTTTACTGTTAAGTCTCGCTCATTCCAGAGATAACGCCCCTTCTGGTGCTCTTGATAGAAATTCAGGAAAACCCTTCCCCTGTGTCTTTCGGCAAAGGCCCTAGCGTTCCGTGTTTCTGGCAGGGCATCGACCACGCAACGAGAAACGTTAAGATTCTTCATCAAGCGGTCCAGTTCTTCCCAATTCTTATAAATTCCCAGGTGAATGATCTTCCCTGCCTTTACGGGATGTCTCTTGCCGATCACCACATGCAAGTCCTTTCCCTGGTCCACGCCCATGAAACAGGGACCCGGAGAACTCGAGACAATTCCCTCGTTTCCACACAAAGCTAAAACTTCCTCCACGGTGAGCCTATTGGCAGCCTCTACATACGCAACGCCGATTTTCAGATTCCAAAAATCCTGAAGGTTTTTGGTAGTACGGTACTGGTGGAGAATCTCCGTCGGTTGCACGAAGTGAGAAAAGAGCTGGGAGAAATGATAGCCCCTTTTGTCTGTGACGCCGGGTTTTTTTGCAACCCATTCCCCTACCGAGGGATTCAATTCCGATTTGCAGCGTTGGCAGGCGCGAATTACTTTTTCGTCTACCTCCAAAAGGCATTCGGGAAAGGTATCAATTAAGGAGGTCCATTCTCCACAACGATCACACTTCAAAAGCCAATAACGCTGGTCCGTGAGCTGGAAAGCCGCATCCACGCCGTAATCTGGCAAGCTCGGGTTGCTCAACTTTAGAATTTCACCATGCTCACTATGGGAAAGGCGTTCCACAGCCATATCCATTGCGTTCTGTGGCGCTTCGTCTAATTCATCGGCAACTACGAAATCGCAGGGGATCGATTTCAGGCCGGCTCGGCTTCTCATACCACGCAGAAACAAAAAGGCATTGCCTATCTGTTTAATACCGGCTGCATCCGTATCCTTGAGCCAGGAGCCGATTGTGTTAGGATTGTTCTCGATCAGTGGAGTAATCCTAGATTTCGAGAAATCCAAGGCGTCAGACCTGTTAGGGAAAAGATACAAGATACCCACAAACCCTTTCCACCGAGCTCCGAAAAGTGCCCTATTGATAGCATAAGTTGTCCAGCCACCTTGGGCGGCTTTGAGAATGGTCATGTCAGGATGATCATCTTCATAAGGTAGCCGAAGATATTCATGCCGATGGAAAGAGAAGGGCTTCCCGTCGAGTATTACAGGCGTTCCCTCAGCCCATTCAATTAAGGTCTGTGGTGGTGGGCCGCTTGCGAACCGTTCCTCAATCGAAGTCAAGAGCTGAGTAAATAGCTCCCGTTTTCTTGAGATTTTCAATGATTCGAGTTGCGGTCG